GTTTCCACTGTCTGCACCAGAATCAACATCACAAAATGTGACGGTTCCATCTACGGCAGAAGAGACGCTGGCTGATGCCTTCTCTAGCACAACGCTGGTAAGGTCAACCTGGTATTCGGTTAGACCGTAGGTAAAGGTAATGCCCTTACCCTTCAATCGTGTTCGTGCCATTTCAATCATTCCTTCATAAAGATTTTTCTGCTACTACGTTGATACGAGTGCCTAAGTAGTTGGCCCCATTAATCTCAAACTGAGAAGGGGTATCAACTCCTTCAATGCCCCATGTATCAAGAGCGTCTAGTGCGTTGATGATGAGTGTGTCTAGTTCTTCACTAATGACTTCATTAGTCGCTACCCCCGCTAGAGCCACAACTTCAAACCTGACGGCAAAATCTGTAAAGGTTTCGCCCTCTTCCACATAAGGAGAACCAGGGGAAACGATGAAACAAGGGGCATTTACCCTTGCAGGAATCGTCTCGTAAACCTGTTCTGCTAATGGAGTTAGTTGAAGTCTGATTTCTTGGCGAGATGACTTCAGAAAGTTATTAGACACCAGACACCACCCAACGCTGTAGTAGCGAATAAACGCTCTTCATTGGATCTAGTGAAACTCTCACAGGTGCACCATCAAAGGTTGCAAACTGTGCGATCCCACTAGGAGCAGAACGCCTATGGAATAACTCACTACCTGTTTGTAGGTATGCGTTATCCAAGATGCTCTCTGGAACCTCAGTAGTTGCCACATACGCATCTACTAACGCTTGTGCCTGGGTTAGACAGTCTTCAATGAATGGTTCATCAACTGTGCTACCCCCGACATACTCCTTTAGATCCTGTGTCGTAACCATTGTTACGGAGTCACCAACCCTGAGATGGTGTTGATTGCCTCTGGGTAAACCAAACCAAATGCTGAGTAACCGTAAACGCTGAACTGTGCAGTTAGGTTCGTGATGTCCTCATCAGATAGTCGTGTTGGGCCACCAGATTCCCAAGTGACCATTGCTTCTGCGTTAGCGATGTAGCAAGTGCCTGCTGGGAGTGCTGGATCAACAATCATGGTGAGACCTTCAACGTTGCCAGTAAGTGTTGCTAGGTTGCGATTGCCAATGTTGTTTACAGGAGCATTGCCACCTAGAACTGGACGACCGTCGGTTGCATACTGAGTTGCAATCTCAACGTAAACGTCACTGGATACGAGTAGGAACCCTGGAGTCATTCCAGAAGCACCATTGATGTTTACAGAAGCAGTAGCAATAGCCTTGGAGATGCCTTCTGCATCTGCTGACCCTGCTACAACGTCTGTGTAAGTTCCTGCACCAAGTGCAGAGATGAACTGTGCGTTGGTCTCACGACCGTAAGCGATAGCCATTGCACGAAATGCTGAATCAACATAGGCAACAGATGAACGCTCAATGGCCTGACGGCTCATGTCTGTCCATCCACCAATGGTGAGAACAGGAGTGCTCTTGGTCTCTAGGGAGAGTTTCCCAAAAACAAGAGTGTCACCCTGAGCCGCTTGTACGTCAGCATCAATGGTGTTGGCCTTCACTGCTGGGAAATCTACGTTTAGACCTTCAGCAGGTAGTGGGGCACGACGAAAAGCGTTTAGGCTTGGACGACCCTGATCCACTAGTAGTAGTGCTTCTTGGCTCCAAGCGTCACGGCCAATAGAATCTGGCCCTGCGTCTGAGACAACTGCACCTGCATATGCACGATTGGCGATATCCATAGCGTGCTCATCTCCTGCAACCACTGCCTTGACGTAATCGCCATAGGAACGGAAACTTGGAGTTTCTTCAACGGTTACATTGGTGTTTAGAGTTTCCATCTCACGACGGAGATCTTCAATCTCTGAACGAACCTCTGCAACCTCGTTGGTTGTTTCATTCATAGTATTTACTTCCTTAAAGTTATTTGTGTCTTCTTCCCGTACCGCCAGAACGTTTGCTTCTGAGTAAGCAGGGAAAGGGACAAGTGATGTTTCCTTCAATCGCACCTTGGTACGAACAGTCACACCCTCTTCATCCCTGTCCTCAATGGGCTGAAAGCCAACTGAGAACTTGTCAATAACGCCGTCACGCAGAAGGGTTAATACCTCTTCGCCACGGTTGGTCTTTGAGATTTTGGCTTCAATCAAAAAGCCTTCTTCGGTATCAGTGCCTCTTAGCACCTTCCCGATTACGTCCTGATGATTCCAATACAACTTAGTTTCAGAGACATCTTCAATAGCCCCTGGCTCAAAGCGTTCCTGGAATCCTTGAACGTTAATAGTCTGCCCATATGGGACGGCAATGCCACTGACAATGCCTTCTTCAGTATCGGCAGAACGAATATCAAACTCATAGTTCATATTCATCGCTCCTTACATTGGGAGTAGATGCCATAGGAGCGTTTTCCATTAGATCGCCTACAGGGTTTGGCCCGTAGCCTTCTAGAAGTCTTACCTCCTGTGGCGTGATTACGCCCTTGTCAATAAATGTTGAATAAGCATCAACCCGTGTCTTCAAATCAGAACGTAGAAGACTGTCTAAGCGGAATGTGCTCTTCTGTCCACGGGGTAACAAGTCTGTGAAGGCTTGTTCAATACTCACGATGTAATCAGACATCGTTGTTTGTAAGAACAGGATGCCTAAAGTTTCTGTTGTGCTGTATGTGAGTGAAGATCCTTCAATCCCTGCCCCCAAGAAAATGGGTGGCACTCCAAAGATGCGTGCAATAGAGAGTGTTGAAAACTTCTGATTCTCTAGGAACTGCAAGTCTTCAGGAGACAGAGAGATAGGTGAGTAAGAAAGACCAGCACCTAATACTGCAAGCCCTCTTTCCTGTTGAGCACTGTTCCATGCTTCTCTGTAAGCGTTAGCCTGCTCGCCGTTCAAATATTGTTCTGTTGAAAGCACACCTGTAGGGATGCCTCCATTAGTCAAGAATGAGTTGCCGTAGTCCTGTAGTTTCTTGGCGTACTCAATGTCTGCCCTGCAAGCCTGTAGTGGCCCGATGCCTGTAATAGCACCAGGGAGAACCATGAGCCTTCCATGCTTGATGTTCTTGGAAGGAAGTGTTTTGCCTGCATAGGTGTATTTGAGTTTTGCTCCTACCCTTGGCTCCTTGGTAACCGTCACATCTTTGGGATTAAGAACTTCTAGATTCTTTACATTGCCTGCCTGGTCACGAGTGACGTACCAATAGAAGTTTCCATTGAGTGCAAGTGATGTGGCAGTGCTTCCAAAGAAATCATTTGTTGGTGTGTTGATGTCTGGTTGCTGGGCTAGTGGTGTAGGAACCTCATCATCTCCACGCCTAACAATTAGTGGCAACTGTGCCAAAGTGGTGCTTATGATTTGCGTGCACCTGAATACGCTACCTAGCGATAGTGCTAGGTCTTGGGAATAAACGATCTCTGATCGTGTTGGTGGGACAACACCTGTTCCTGTGTCGTCTCGCTCTTCTTTCTGCTCGTAGTTTCTATTCCAAAATGCCATTTACATATTTCTCCAATCATTAGTATGACAGTCGTTTTGTGTTATTTGCTAAAAAAGTTGCACGCCTTCTTGTGCTTCAACCATTGCTACATAGCAACCAAGAACAGTTGCCATTACTGCGTCTAGTTGAACTTCATCTGATGTTCTAACGATCCTGTATTCACCATCTGAAACCTCTTTGACTGATGCTCTACGCATCTGTGAAGTAACAAGACTGTTGTGAGTGTGGAAGAGTCTCTTATCAAGGATTGCTTTCTTCACCATTGCTTGTGAGTTGATTGCATCCTTCTTAGTTAGTTTCTTTACTTTGTAGGCACTTCTTTCCAGCACTACCGCCAAATCTCCAAGTGAGTAACCATCCATCACTATTGATGTGTGGTTGATCTGCTCTAGGGCACTCTTCGTTGCTCCTAGTAAGCGTTCAAAGTTTGTGTTGGCTAGTGAGAACACAACATCTGTGAATACGTCTTCTCCCACCATCCATGAAGCAGTCATAGTTGCCCCAGACCAATCAGGGCTTCTATCAATGCATAGGACTACTTCCTTGGTTGTGTCTACTTCTGCTCTACCCGCTTGTAACCAGGCATCCATTCCTAACCAAGCGTGATCCTGGTCAATGAAACGATTGGCCCTGTAACGAATAACGTCAGACTTAGGGAGCATTGCCACTTCTGATAACACTTGGTCTTCATCCATACGACCACAAGCAAGTGCAGGGTTTGCTTTCCTTAGTGCCTCAATGGAATAGGGATCATCGTGTTCATCTGCTTCCCATAGGGCAAAGCCCATTCCTGTAGCACCCTGCTTGCCGTTCTCATAGAGCCTCAAGAGCAAAGTGCTATCGCTACTACCTGCTGTTGTGATGCCTACAACTATTGAATCTTTTTGTTGCCCTGCCCCGATAAGTACGGAGTCCCATACTGACTCAGGCATTAGGTGAAGTTCGTCAGCGATAACACCAGAGAGTGAGTGACCCTGCAAAGCGGCACCCTTACTAGGCATTGCCCTAAATAGGCCACCTGTCTTAGTGCCTAGCCCTCTGGTCTCTGTTGTTCTGTTGATTCTCTTGTTCAAGTGTTCGTTGTTGATGACTGCTTGCAAT